TGCGGTAACACCGACAGGTTGCCCCGCCGCACCGCTAACATCTGGTGCATCTAGGAATGCCAGAAAGTTTTGTACACCGGTCTGCCCCCTAGCCACTGATGCCGCCGCTAGTAGGTCGAGCGTTGCCGCCCGTGCTTTACCCTCAGACATCGTAGGGTTAATCCCACGAACCTGATCAAACAGTTTGTTATACTCTGGATAACTCCAGCCACCTTTCTGTCCGACATATGTCATCGCAGAATTACCGGCTGCTTCAAGAGCCGCTTCACGTTGCGCCTCGATACCTTTGAATGCTTTCTGTATCCGAAGTTGCTGAAAGGATTTATTGAAAGATGATTGTACGGTTAGGTCAGCAATCTCTGATCCTGTACCTGTATCAAACTTTTTCTTCCACCACTCTTCAGCCCAGCTATCAAAACCTTCGTGACTGACGTTAGCCGCCGCTATCTCGAACTCACTGTTAAGGTCTTGAGCGATGGCGTTACCGTAGGCTTCTTGGAATGCCTGATTGTAGCCATACTGCCCCTTAAACTCACTCTTTGAAGCATCAAGCGCACCTTGTGCATCCATCCCGTATTCACCAGATTTCTGCATATCCAAGGCATCGTTAGCCGCGATAGTACGTCTACGGACTGACTCGCGTTGCGCCTCAACTTTGTTTTGCTGAAACTCAGATTCCTGTAGTGTTCCAAGCGCATCTGACACCTGTCCGAAGAACTGATTGAATGCGCTGGTCAGGTCACCAGCAAACGGATTTATACCCGCACGATCAGCAACCTTATCGACCTGAACGTGTTGGAAGTTCTGTAGTTGTGTTCTAGCGGCAACCTGACCTGGTGCGTTGGTTTGCGCTAGTATGTTGTTAGACCGTCTAGCCATAACCGCTCCTTATGATTTTCTCATTTCAGTAAGCACGTTTTGCTGATACTGATAGTTAGCACCCATCTTCAGACCACTGCCGATTGCCCCCATGAACGCCGCTGACGCTTTAGCATTAGCTTCTTGTATCTGGTTGCGGGCTTCATTCTCAGCCACGGTTGTCTGGTTGATGTAGTTAATCTCTGCGCCAGTTTTCTCAGACTCCAACGCCCAGAACATACGTTGCTGATTGCGATCCAGACGGACAGCATCAAGACTGTCACCGTACATCTGTTCGAATGCGATAGTACCCAACGATGAATCTGACAAGGCAGTCTCAGCGGCGCGGAATGTTCCCAGCGCGTAATTCGCCTCTCTGATCTTGTCAGACTTTTCGTTCATCGCATCGATTTGCTCTTCAGCGATCTTACGGTTTGTCTCCGCGTACTTGGCTTCAGTGTTTGCCTTGGCTGCCGCGTACTGTGACCTTGCGTTCTCAGCCGCCGCGTTTGCCGCTCTCCTAGCTTGCTGTTGCGCCATCATTGCACCAGCGGCAGTGATTGCTAATTGCGCGATCAATGTCATACACATTTTCAATTACCCCTGTCTGGTGATTTCGTTGAAGTAGCCCACATAGTCGATGGACGTGATGTTGAATGGTTTCTCTGTGTCGTTGTATATTCTGATTTTTACCTTCGAGGCGTTAGCCCGTACAGGCACTCTGAATTGACCCAGTTCCTCTACAGGCGCGACACCAACCTTTGATGTACCACTGCCAACCACACGACCAGTAAACTGGAATGTGATAGGGTTACGGAATGCAGGGGTAATCTCAACTTTGAAGAAACCAGTAGTCTTGAAGTTAAACGCAATGTTACGAAGCTGGAAACGTCCAGACGTAATTGCGATACGCAAGTTGTTAGGGTCACGCGGATATAAGTTAGACAGCGTCACTGACGATATAAACACCTCGCCAATTAACGCTTCACCACCGCTGTAGTTCCCCACCGTAGTGATTGTGTTCGCGGTTGGGTATGACACGTTAAGGACTTCACCCACCTGACCAGCCGGAAAGTCTGTCGAAAGAACGATGCTGGATGCGTCTTGATGATCATACGGTGTTGTCCACGTTGTAAGATTTGTTGTGACATCATACACACCGGTGATTTTAACTTGCCTGTCCATTGCAATTTGGTACGGATGCTTGTCGGCAGATAGTTCGTAGCGTAGGAAAGTTTTCTCGAAGAAGACTGTACCGTTCCGCGAGAGTACCATGTAAAGTTCGCCATCGATTACTTCCATCCATTTAATTTTAGAGCCAGTACCGTATGTCCAACGCGCCCACGCTGACTGTGCTTTAGACCCACCGTCCTCATACATCTTATAGATATAGAGTGCGTTTGGTTCTTCCTCAGTAAGCAACATAAGCATATCGTTAGTCGGGTCGCCAGCCATCCGCTCGATAGGCGCAGGGATGTATCCAAGCGCGTGAAGCGTGATGTCAGACGCTACGTTAGACACCTGTTCATCTGAGTATGTGTACTCAAAGACAATAGCATCACGACCAGACTTAGCCGCGAAGTACAACTTGTTACCTAGCGTTATAGGCTTACACTTCTCTTCTGTCAGATATGACGTAGCCAGATCCACAGTAGCTGTCTTAGGTGCAAGAACTTGTGCGCCAGCAACTTCAAACTGTGCCTTGTTAGATGTCAAGAAGAGTGCCTTACGGAAGCCAACTGCGTGACGTAGATCGTTCACTGTCTCAGATGATGCAGTCAAACCGAAAGCATCAGAGTCTAGGGTTTGGGTACTGAAGTCAGGCCAAAAGGTAAAATACTTACCAGACTGACTGAAATGTACATTCTCACCAGACACAAGGGCTAGACGATTGCGATGGAAAGCCAAGGCACTAATTTGTTTACCTATAAATTCAGGCGGTGGAACGATTTCATCGTCTCCTGAGATACGATCTGGATAGTTACCTTCACGGAACGTAAATGTTCCATTAGATTCACGAACAAGAAAGTGTGGCATCGTTGTGGTGTCGAAAGAGTTTTGCTCATACGGATTGATACTCTCAATCCACCCACCTTCATCCTCACTGTACTCTGCCCAATATCCAAACTGGTCACCATCAATGTTTTGACCAACACGGATGAAGTATGCATCGGGAGCGGCGGATGGTAGATACTCACGTTGCGGCACGGTGTCTGTCATAGTCCAGAAACCGTAGGTCGCGTCAGATCCTGAGTGCCTTATCTTAAAGTCCTGATTACCTGTTATAACAATTGTTTCACCGATGCGCGTCTTTGTGAAACCACTAGGCAACGACAAGTTAGAATTTACATGATCAGCTAACTGTGTGTTTGACTGCGCTGTAGTCAGGGTGTTGCTATAATAGTTTGTCCACGTTGTTCCATCGTCTAACGATATATCAATTTTGTAAGTCGTATTGGTATTTGTGGTACGACAATTGACCAGAGCGCGTGGTGATTGTGTGTAGTTGTTAGGTAGCATCGCTGCTGTAACTGTAGCGTTAGCGATAATCGTATAGTCAGCGATAGTTACGAAACTAAAGTTATCTTTCTCATTGGTAGCGTTTAGATACGTCTTACCATTTGGAAAGTTAACTGTCTGTTCTACACCGTCCAGATCATAGACCTTCAGATCGTTGTTGTTGATAATGATCATATAGCGTTCAATAGCATCTCTAGAGTACGCATATATCGCAGGGGTGTCTGCCGTACCTACAGCCGAAATGTCAGTTATGTGACGTGACGCAGGGCGGTTCTCGATACCGCCAGTAACGATTGACACCAGAATGTTGTCTGCCTCTTCAACCTGACCGGGCAGACGCACTGGATCAGGCTGTCGAGACACCCCCTGATACATGGTCTTAATACTTTGCTCGACCAGTTTACCCATGAGTTATCTCCCCCAACTTGGATGAAATCTATATGTGGCATAGACCACATGAGGACTCGATTTGATTATGTTGTTGTCTTCATTCTCTGCTTCTGCATCCTGTAGACCAGCCCACGCCTCTGCTTCGGCGCGTACAGTAAATGAGTCTAGTGATGATGAGCCTAATGCAGACTCTTGGAATTTACGCGCTGCTCTAGCGGCGATGTAGTTTTGGAGTTCAACAGTAAGTTCATCGAATGGGATATCGATAATCAGATCGACCACTAGGTCTTTATCGAATGTGTACTGACGTTTTGAAAGATTAAACAGCTTACGTTTACCGTTTGAATATCTTTGAACCACATTCACATCTTTATCACCACCGGTACTATCGACCCGCAAGTAGATATTAGATAGTAGAATTTCGTTGTTTGCGTCACGCTTTAACGTCACGTCTTTTTCAATGTTCTGATGCCAGCCGCGTGACAAAATCTCAACCCGTACTTCGTCTAGTTTAGCTTCAGCCGCTTCCGCGTCAGGCAGACCAGATGTCAGGCTAGATACCGGTGACTCACCGATAGCATCCAGAACCATGTTTACTGCTTCTAGCTTTGTAAGAGACATAGTTCACTCCTGTAAAAAAAAGGGAGAGCCACATGGTGTGACCCTCCCGATAAATTAGGCAGTCTTAAATTCGATTGCCATTTCTGGGCGCATAGTGCCATGACCTACGAACATCTTGGCCACCATGAAATCCTCAAGACGGCGCACATCTCTCTCGGTTTCCATGCTGATATCCATCAGCTTAACCGTAGCAACAGCTTGTGGACACCACATAACACCAACGGTGTTTTGGTAGTCTGCACGATACTTAGAGTACACACCGGTTGCGGCAGTCTCATCTGTTGATGGGATGTTGCGTGACTTGACGATTGTGACACCATCGATCTTGATGGTTTCTGCGCGGCTTGAGATACCACCGGCAGTGTCAGCTTGGAAATCACGGTTCAGTACGAGGTACTGACCATTCGCGTCTTTCGCGTACTTGATCGCGTCAAAGACTTCAGTAGTAACCGCAAGGTAGCGCGGCATATCTTCTGGTACGTCTTTGTTGAACAGACGGATGTTTGCGTCACGGATAGCGTCAATCCAGTCGATGCCGTCATAGACACCACCAGTTGCCGCAAGTGATGCGTCAACGATAGATTCACCACCGGGGAACGGAGAAGAACCAGTATCGCGGGCTGCAAGGATCAACTGACGGAATACGTTCTGGTCGAACACTTTAGCCAATGCAGTACCCATTTCTTTTGAAATGATGCTACGCATATCGAAGTGCGACAGAATGCGATCCAAGTCAGCAATCGCGTAGTGCGATACAAGGATGTCATCTACGTTAATTGTGGTTTCACCAGTTGTGAAATCATTACCCAGCAATTCTGTACCAGGGGAATGATATTCTGCTTCCGCTTTCCATGTCTTCGGGAAACGGTAAGATTTAGCACCGCCGCTAAGAGACTTGATAGTGTGCTTATCGAGAGTTACGGTCGCGTTATCGAAGGCCGTAATAATTTCTCCGCCAAAAATATCAAGATAAAGGGAGCGATTATCTACGGGAGTAGATTGTCCTTTACCAAAGCGGACGGGAGAAGAGGCTTGTCCTACAGCCATAGTATTTTCTCCTATCGAGAGTTTGAGTTTAATGTTTGACGGTTTATCACTCTTTTCCACACAGATTGTCCGACTTATCGGGTCTGCCGTACTTTTTGTGCATCAACCTACGCCACGACTTTATCGGGCAGAAGAACGCTTAATTGGTAAAAAATAGGGAGCCCGAAGACCCCCCATTCTTATTGTGCGTCTAGATCCCATGTAGCGGACTGCATCTTACGCATCACTTCCTGTCGGAATGATGGGTCTGATGTGTACCGTGGGTCTGACATATCTGACTTCATTTCAGACTTAGAGCGGTAACCAAAGGTCGAGCCGTTCTGTTGTTGTCCTGTCATCAATCTTGGTTCAGCAATGCGATTAGGTGCAGCATCACCCATACGGACACGAATAGCATCCGCAGCGATACGCCATTCAGGTGTGCCTAACAGATTGTTGTATTGCTCAATCTCACCTTCAGATAAGTTAGCAAGCCCCCAATCTACCATGTCACGCCATGCCTGTTCGCCGCCAACGTATTCCAATGCTTCGTTGATGGTTTGCTCACGTCTGAAGTTCAGGTTATCGACATAGGTATTTACAATGTCTCGCGGAAGTCCGACCCGCTCCAAGGCAACCATCGCGTCTTCTGCGAGTTCGCCGTTGTCTTCGAGTTGTTGTCGCAAGACATTTGGGTCAAGACCGGCTTGGGTGATGATGTCGTTGACGGCTGTCTTTTGCTCCGCCGTCTCACCGGTCTGTTGATCTTCCACCTGTTCTTGGGATTGCTGTTGTTGCAATCTGTAAGCAAGTTCTTTGGCATGGTTCTCCCAATTATAT